TAGGTAATGATGGGACTTCTTCCGTTGAAGGTGACTTTGTAATCACACCAAATACAAAGTTGATTGAGAATGCATCTGTAGGAGATTCTATTTTAACTGTAGATTCTACTGTTAGTTTCCCAGAGTCAGGAACTTTGATCTCTGGATCTAATACTATCACCTATACTGGAAAAAGTATTAATCAATTCTTTGGATGTACTGGTATTAGTGTTGATATATCTAAAACATCAAATGTCATATCGAATGATACATACTTTTCTTATGAGAACGGAGATACTTCCAAAAAGGTTGAATTGTTGATCTTAGGAGTAATCAGTGGTATACAAGAACAAAATAAAAATTTCAAAACATCTGAGGGTGACATAGTTCAAGTCAAAACTCTTGGAAATAAGGTAAAGAATACAAATTCTAATTGGAAAGAAATTTTTGCAAACTCTTTCTTATACAATACAAGTTCTAGATATCAAATTCAAGATAATTCTGATTTTATACTAACTTCTCCTATTGATAGATCTAGTTTAAAAGTAGGAGATGAAGTTGAAATATTGGAAAGAGGCACTGAAACTGTAGAAACCACACCAAAACCAGTTTATATTGTCAATATTTTAGATAAGGAAAATACTTTACAATTAA